TCAGGCAGTGAGATCAGTCAGCCACACATCGAGAACATCGAGCACGGCAGCCTCGTCTTCTTTTCCTAACGTACCCTGATCGGGGTCTGCCAGCAGCATGCCGCGCCGCTCCATGTGCTGGGTGCCGTGCTCATGGTAGGTAGCGTAGGGCTGTCCAAAGCCGACACGCACACTGTCAGCAGTCGCGTCGAAATTGAGAGAGTCCAGCATGGTGCCGTAGCGATCCAGCAGGCGGGCGTTGCCTGGGCCATCTTTGGCTGCGGCAGGGCTCCCGGGGTAAGGGTAGCCCTCCACTGTGGCGGGCCGCCACTGCGCCCAAGCCTGACCTTCGGGGTCGGTGCGCGTCGCGAAGCGGTTGCGCACCTGCGCCTCTAGCCTTGCGCCGATGGCGTCCATCACCGGCTCCATGTTGCCAAGGGCCTTGTTCAGGCGCTGCAGGTGGGCACGGAAAGCGCTATCGTCTACGGTGATGGTCAGCATGGGGGCTCCTTCGCAAAAGACTGGCGAGGGTTGATCACTTAGAAAAAATCCCGGCAAGCCGGGATTCTTAAGACAGGGAACCCTCTGGCAGGGGTGGGTAGATGACGTACCAGTTGATAGGCTCGCCAGTGTCAATGGCGGTCTGCATGTGGGCAGCAAGCTGCTCCAGCTTCAGATTCGCATGCCCCAGATCGAGGGGCGGATGCCCAGGGTCGGAGCCAAATTTCGCAATGTATGCATTGCACACTACTGCAAATTCATCGCGTGTCACTTCATGATCTCCTTGAATAGTTGCGCCATGCGCGGGGTCATGGCTTCGATGATCTGGCCCCACACCGGGCTGGCATCGCCATAAAAACTGGCCAGGTTGGCAAAGCTCTCGGCCTGGCTGGCCCAAGTGTTCTTGTAGTAGGCATCAGAGTGACCAAAGCCGCTCTTGCTGGCGCCACTGACTTTGTTGCTTGTAGCACTTCCAAAAAGGTCTGACAAGTTGCCTACAGTGCCCTTATCGAAGGTGGCAAGCCGTTCAACCGTGTTTTCCGGCCCCATCCCCCCCGTCAGTGCATCTATCAACCCCTGCGCATCGCGCTGCTCCACGGCGGTGATGATACGGGCATAGCGGTCATGTAACCCCACGCCTTGCAGGTTGGTGGCAAAGTCGGTGTGGGCCTTCATGGTGGCTTGCACCTGGGCAAAGTCCAGCCCATTCTTGGCATATCTGTCAGCCAGCCACTGCGCTTTATCGGGGGCTTGTAGCAGCGCTTGGGCGCTGTTTGCATAGGCGGCTTGCAGTTTGGCCTGGGCAGTTTTAGTGGCCTTGAGGCTTTTGTTGCCATGGCCACCGAGAGCAATAAGCTCGCGGGCATCTTCCTTCATGGCATCAGTAAAGTCTGGCGCGGTGCTGCGGAAAAAGGCTCCCTTCTGCATGCTCCGGTCCATGGCATGCCCATACTCGTGCCGCCATGTGCCCTGATCGACCAAGCTGGTTTTATCCAACGATCCCATATTGATCTGGTCTTTGGCGGCGCTGTAGTGTGCTACTCCCTTTGCCCGCACAACACCGCCTTGCAACGCCCCCCGCTTGGCAACCGCCTCTTTCAGCCACTGCGGTGCTCCTTGGAACGAGGCATCGTGCCAGTCGCCTTCAGCTGTACCGCCAGTCTGCGCACGCCATGGCGCAGGGTCTGGAACCAAATCGGCTGGAGGTTGAGACAGCAGGTCGGCACGAACCGCCCCAGCAATGCCTGGAGACAGCCGCGCCAGCTTGGCCTGCACCATGGCCTTAAACGCCTTGCTGGCCCCGTCGGTGCCGGGGCTGTAGTCAAAGCCCGGGTCAATGCCTGCGGGCACCTTCTCCACTGCTTTGGTGGCCGGGTTGCGCCAGTCCACCATCACATCCGGCGGCGCGGTCTTCACCATGGGCGTGCGCCGAATGGGGGCGGCGCGGTCAGTCTCTGCGCCGGGGCGATCCAGCACCTCGCCCTGGTCATACTCGCGTTTGGATACGCCCACGATGCGGCAGCGGCAGCGGTAACCGTTGGGTGGGCGGTGGGTGGTCCACCACGCATCCGATAGCGGCAGCGTGACGTTGTGCCAGGCCCGATGCTGTGGGCGCGTGCGGTCATCGTCCATGGCCACATAGCGGGCATAGGGCTGGGTGCGCTGGTTGCGCAGCAGCCGCTGCCACTGCCCGGCAGCGGCTGCCTGGCGCGTGTTGGTGTCAAAGATCAGCTGTAGGCGGGCGTGGTTGAAGCGGGTTGCCAGCACCTCCCCCGTGCGCGGGTCTGTCACCTCGGTGGTGCCCCACCAGCCTGCATCCTTGAGCAGCTTTTCCGCGTCGCGTATCCAGTCACGCCGCGACATGTCGCCGGCCACGGATTTGGCAATGCTGGATTGCATCGCCTCCAGCAAATCAGCCCGCGCCAGGCGGCTGACTGTGAAAGCCCGCTCATGTTCCGAGCGCCACAGGTCGTACCAGTGGTAGGTCTCAGCGGTGAGGCCCCGCCCCGCCATATAGGCGATGGCCTCGGCTGGCGCCAGGCGCTGCAGCTGCGCGAAATCAGTTGCCCGCGACATCGTCCGCCCCCGCCTCATAGCCCGCCGCAGCTGCAAAGCTGGTGCGCGTCAGTGCAGCGGTCAAAGCGCTGGCATCCATCTCCGGCAGTAGCGCGGGCAGGCGCTCCACCAGCTCGCCGGCCGTCAGACCCTGCGCCGCTGCACTCTCCAGCAGGCGGCGTAGTGGGTGCACCATGGGCTCCAGCAGCGGCTGCCACTGCGCCAGCTCCTGCGCAATCAGCGCATCCACCGGGTCAGCGGCCTTTTCCCCAGGCTCCGCGAAGTTTGCCGGCTCTTCCTGTCGAGGTGCTGGCGCGGGCGGCACAGGCACAGGCTGTGCCCTCTTTCTCCAGCCCTCGCCATACCTCGCCCGCACCGTGTTCTCGTCCAGCTCGAAGCCCATGTCATGCACCAGCTTGTCGCCCTCGGCCTGCGTCTTGGTGTCTTCCTCTTCCTTGATCTGGCGGTACACATGGCAGGGCTCCAGCCCGTTGTATTCACAGATCCAGGCCAGCAGCGTCTGGTTGAGGGTTTCCGACAGCAAGTCGCTGTCGGCCTGGGTCAAGTCCTGGCGGACGTCCTTGCGCTCCTTGCTGGCGGCGGCCAGCGCGCCGCCGCCCGAGCGGCTGGGCTCGGTACCGGTCAGCACCTCGGCAATCCAGTCATCCATGTACTCACACAGCGCCTGCTGCGTGGTCACATTGCCCGACAGCTTGCTCTCCAGCAGGGCAATCTCCATACCCTCCGGCGTCATCAGGTAGCCGTCGCTCGACATGGCGCGCAGCGCATCGGCCAGCGTGCCCTTCTCCTTGGGGCCAGCGTTGCGCGGGTACTTACCGTGGGGCGTGGGTGCGCCAAAGCGGTCACACAGCTTGTTCCACGCCACGATGCCCTTGCGCTTGAAGAACACCGGCCAAAAGAGCTGCAGCCCCAGGCCTGTGCCATAGGGGTTGTCATCCTCCGGGTTCACGCGGTGCACGATGAACTTGCGGTCCGGTACCGGAACGCCCGTCAGCATGTTCTCGCGCGTCAGCAGCTGCAGCCTGGCCGGGCTGTTTTCATCGTCCTGCACATACACAAACCGGCGCTGGGCCCGCTTGATCACCCGGGCGGGCACCACCATCCCATCGCGCACGGTCCACACGATCTCGCCCACCGCGAAGCCAGACAGCAATGCCTCCATCAGTTCCTGGCACAGCCGGTCGAAGCTGATCGCCTTGAGGATCTCCGTGAGCGTTTCCGCGTCCTTGCTGGCCTTGGCGTTTTCCTTCACACGCGGCTCCACCTGCCAGGCCTTGCCCACCAGGGCCAACTGGCGCTTTTGCAGGCCGGAAAACACCTTGCCATCGCGGCGCAGATCGCGGTACAGCTCCACGCCACCATTCCCCCGCTCCAGCAGCAGCGGGTCATTGGTGCGCAGCACCCCCATGTAATGGTTCTCGAACGGGTCGCGCAGCCGGTTGGCGAACTCAGTATCCAGCTCGGGGCGTGCGCTGTTGGAGGTGGCGGGCCCAGCAGTGCTGGCGCGCGTGGGGCGGGTGCGTTTAACCATAGATGAAATCTCCCAGCGGCTGGCTGCTATCGCGCGGGCCGCCGCTCATGAACTCGATGGGGGCTGGTGCACTGTCCGTGGCGTTGATCGCCAGAAAGCATGCCCAGGTGCGGTCCGCGTGGCCTGCGCTGTCACTCTCGGCCACAAAGCGCGGCGCGCCCGTGGGGCCTGACTCCTTGCGCAGCTTGTGCAAGTCGGTGCGCAGCGCCAGGTCACCCGCCGGAATACGAATGCGCCGGTCTTCAAAAACCTCTTTGCCCCGCGTGGCCATCGTCAACTTGTTGGGGCCGGTGAACAGCACCCCTTCCACCCGCGTGGTGCCATGGCGGCGCTGCGCGTCTTCCACTGGCATCTCCCCCATGCCGGTCTGATCCATGCAAACGCGCATCACGTTGTAGCGGGCAAAAACCTCATTCAGCAGTGCCGCCTGCTCGGCAAAGCTGATGCGCTTCTTCGCAACGATCTCGCGCGTCCAGAACACATCACCCACTTGCTCCAGCACCCAGATCACAAACAGGTCGTTGCGTGCCCCAATGTCCACACCCACAAAACACGGGCCGCCGCAATAGTTGACCGGCACCCCGGCCATCTCGTTCTCGCACGCGCCGATCAGGTCATAGCCCAGCCAGGCACTGGCTTCGTCCAGCCACTCCAGCTCGAACTCTTGCCGCCACAGGTCTTCATCACCCGCACCGCGCCGCAGCTCTTCGATGTTGCGGGGCAGGCCATCCGCCACCGCCTGGTGGATCGTCGTGACGTGGCGGCTCCAGCCGTCATCCTTGCCCGTCATCAGCTCATAGAACTTGTTGCCCTTTCCGTTGGGCGTGCTGATCACGCGCAGCTTTAGCCCCGGCTTGGAGATGACGGGAAACAGCGCCTTCCAGATCGCCCTGCTGTCCTGGTGGAAGGCGAACTCGTCGAGCAACACATTGGCGCTAAAGCCACGCGCCGTATCGGGGTTGGCAGGCAAAGCGGTCACCCGGCTGCCGCCTGGAAGTTCCACCTCCAGCGCCCGCACACTGGCGCTAAAGTCCGATTCAAACTCCCGAAACCCCGCCTGCATGGCCCGCAGGTGCAGCTTCACACCCTCATTCATGGCCTCTCGCGCCTGGCGCTCGCCACGGCTCAGAATCACCCAGCGTGCACGCCGCCCCTCGGCCTCTGCGCGCACCACATCCAGCGCCAACTCCAGCGTGCTGGTGAAGGTCTTGCCGCATTGGCGGGCGAACATGGCAATCTTGAAACGCGAGTCATCCTGCACCCAGCGGCGCTGGTACGGGTAGAGCTGCAGCGCAGGGGCCACGGGCGTGGTGACATCAGAGGTCATATGCCGCCTTGATCACCTTCGCCAGCACATCGGCAGGCACATCCCCGGTCTTGCCCAGGGCGTCCAGCTTCTGCCGCTGCTCCTCCAACACCTTCTTGCGCGTGGCTTCCTCCACCTTCGCCTGAAACTCCTTCAGGTTGATGCTCGACCTGGTCAAGGTGGCGATGTTCTTCGCCGCCTTGCTCAGCAGCGCCACCCGTTCCCCAGGGTCGGCACCTTCCTCAGACTCTTCCACCTCCTGCAGGGCCAGGATGGCCTCGAACAGTTCGGTTTGCACCATCGCAGTCAGGGCCTCACTGCGGGCGTCCTTGTCGTCGCCAGCGTGCGCCTGAATGATCTTCGCCGCCTCGGTGCTGGCACGGATGGCCGACAGGCGCCGCTCCAGCTTTTGCCCGTAGCGCCCCACCGCCGAGCGACTGGGCAACCCGCCCGCCGTGGCCGCAGCGGGGTAACGTGCCTGCAGGTCGGCGATCAGTTCATCCAGCGTCACGCTGCCCGATGCCAGCATGGCCTGGATATAGGACTTGATCTGCGGGTCAAGCCGGTCAATGGTGCTCTTGCGGCCCATCGGTCACACCTTCGGAGGGCGTGCGATGCCCGGCTCCACCGGCACCGTGTACTCCACAATGTCCATGCCATAGCGGGTGAGGTCTGCGCTGACCTGGCCCAGCGGATCGGTGAACACCTTCACCAGGTCGCGGCTCTCCAGGTAGTCCAGCTCGCGCCGGATCTGTAGCTCCGTGACGTCCTGGTACTCACCCTTCACCACAGACAGCAGGAAGCGCAGCGTGGAATGGGTAGGCCGGTTGATATTGGCCGCCAGCAGCAAGATCCAGCGGATGAACTCGCGGCGCGCACGGTCAGCCTGGGCGCGATCCATCTCGATGTGCTGCCGGATGGTGTCTTCATTCATGGTCTTTGGCCCTCCGCAAAAGAATGTTTTCAAACCGCATGCTCATGGCGTCCAGCTTGGCCATGATGGTTGCCACCGCCTGGACGTAGTCCTCGCGGCGCACATAGTTCAGGGGTAGCTCGGCTTTGAGCTGCAAGATCTCGCGCTCCATGCGCTGCCAGTTACCAGCCTCCTGCCGGTTGGATTGCTCGATCGCGTCGAGGCGCGTAATCAGCTGTGCATGCGTAGCGTCCTGGTGGCGCTGGGCCTGCGCTGCTGCAGCCTTCACTACGCCCCACAGCGCCCCCAGTCCGGTGATAAGCAAGCCCACCAACTGCCAAAAATCAATCGTCAAGGTCATGCCATCCCTTCCTGGCGCTCAAGGCGCTCTCTGCACACCACACACAACTGCACCCCCGGCAGCGCCCTGCGTCGCTCCACCGGAATGGCATCCCCACAGGCCCCGCAATGCGTAGCCGAGTCCGCCACCGTCTTGCCCGCCAAGCCAGCGCGCTGCGCTTGGTCGCGCAACGCAAAATCTCTTACCTGCTGCTCCCATGCGCTGGCGCGGTCCACGTCATCTGCCACTGCCACCCCCGCCATCCAACCGGTTCACCAGGTCAAACAGACGCCCGGCGCAAATGCCGTACAAGTCGTACATGGCTTGCAATGCCTCGGCCACGGTGTCCACCTCACCGCTCACCGGCGGGGCCGGCGCGGGCTGGGGGCACGGCTCCCTCGATGCCGCTGGCAGCGGCTTGGGCAGCCCGGTCCCGACCGGCGGCGAGCTTGCGCATGACGTCAGCAGGAAACACGCAGCCATCGCGGCTGTCAGCAGAAGAGGCGAGCGCATCCTTGAACTCCTTGGAACTACGGGCATCGGCCAGCAGCCGCGCGGCCGTGGCGGCGCGGATGTTGCGGCTGGCCTTGTCGGCCTGGGTGATCAGTCCCTGGTGGGACGTGATGAGGTTGGTGAGATCGGCCACCGCCTTGCCGTCACGCTTGGCCGACTCGGCCAGCACGCCCTGGTGCTGGCCGTAAAAGAACCCGGCCACCGCAGCCGCCAGGCTCAGCACCACCGCGATCAGCGCACATCTGGTGCGGGTCATGGCATGGCCCCCACGCTTGCCACTTCGTGTGCTGCGCTGCCCCCCAAGGGGGCGCGAGCTTGCTTGGGGCGGCCCGGCGCGGCGCTCATACGCCTGGCCCCCAGCTGGCGTAGCGCGCCTGCAGGTCGAAGATGCGACGGGGGTAGCCCAGGTTTTCCTTGCAGTGCACAGCCGCCCGTTTGGCCTGGCCGCATGCGGCGTCTACCTGCTCACGTGTGGGCGCCTGCAGGCCGGTGCCCGTACCTGCCACCTTGGCCTCGGCCTGCCAGTGCCCCAGCCCGCCGTTGTAGCTGCGCAGCGCCACCCACATGCGGTCCCGTGGCGTGTATCTGGTGGGCGTGCGGGCGTGTAGCCAGTGGTCATAGGTCACCAGCGCGCGCAGCGCCCAGCTCGGGCTGTACGGCTCATTGCTGGCCAGTTCCGGGTCAATGGTGGCGATCCACTTCGAGGTGCCGGGCATGAACTGCGCCAGGCCCGCCGCGCCCACACGGGACACCGCATCGGGCTTCCAGGCAGACTCCTGGTGCACCTGGGCTGCGAACGTGGCCACCGGGGCATCCAGCCCCCACACGGCACGGGCGTTGCGCGTCAGCAGCCCACGGTACTGCAGCGCTGCCTGCGGCACCGGGCCAACTGTGGGAGCGGGCGCAGGCTGTGCAGCGGGCTCCACGATCAGCGCGGGCTGTTGCGGTGCAGGCACTTGCGCAGGGACAGGCGTGTCGCCACCAAAGCGGCACGCCCCCAGCACCAGGGTAGCGGCAAGAATTGCCACCAGCGTGGCCGCTTTGACGATCAAATACCCGTACACAAGGCGGGTGTGCGGGTCAACCCGCAAGCGTGCGTGCTTGGACATCACAGCCCCATCGCCACGCCAATGACCACCGCGCCCACGATGATGGCGCGCCGCAGCTGCGCCACACAGAACTCGCGGGTGTAGCGTTCACACACCGGGTAGTCGGCATCATCCACCGGCTCCACCGTGCCCAGGCGCCAGTCCTGCTGCAGGTAGCTGTCAGGCCGGGCGTAGGGGAACAGCGCGCGGTCGAGCCAGTAGCCCAGCACCGCAGCCAGCGCGATCAGAGCAGCCTTGTAGAGCACCACCGGCAGCTGGACCGGTGACACCAGCGCGATCACCACCAGCAGCACAGCGGCCGCGATCAACCAGAGGGTGTTGCGCGGGGCGCGCAACCACAAGGGGATGGAGGGGTAAAGGTTCATGCACGGCAATGTGCCGTGCGCGCGCGAGTTGCGCTAAATGGTGCGCGCCATTGTTTACAAGGCTGCTGGTGCGGCTACGCTCTGGTGTCCATCCGCCAGCGACGCCACACTGCTTTCGAGTGCCTTGTATGCCTTATTCCATTCGTCTGTTGAGGCGTTCAGCGCTTCCTCATCGGCTGACAACAAGGCAAACTGCACCTTGGAGGTCGCCACATAAAACGCCTTCGCGCTGGGGCGCAAGGCTGCTAAGCCAATCAGCGCTACGGAATAGGCTTGCCCAGCGGCATGTGCAGGCAAAGATGCAGCAGATACGCCAGCAGATTTTGCTGCAGGACGCCCCTTTGCCGGCACCGTCTCCAGTGCGTCAAAAACCTGCCACCGCACGGTCAGAACATGCCCCCACAGCTCGCGCAGGCGCGCGTCTTGCAACTCCTGCAGCCCCTGCGCCTCTTTGCGCTCAAGCTCTTCCAGCCTTAACGCCTCGCTTCGTTGCCACTGCAACGCTTCTCTCTGGGCTGCATGGTCTGCTTGTTTACTGGCTGCTCGTGTCGCTAGGAATTGGGTAAGCAGCGCGGTGACTAGCGCTGTGCCCGCACTGATGAGAGCCACCCATACCACTTCCGTCATTTGCGCTTGCCCTCGAAAGCATCCACCACCCGCTGCGCCGCATCGCTGTCAAGCAAAGCCTGCCGGTAGCCAGCGCGGTAAGCCGCCCACAGGCCTGCCTCCAGGGCACCAGTGATGCCCGGGGGCGGTGCGACAGCCAGATCCGTGTCGGGGCCATGGGCCCACTGTTTGCACTTGTCGATCAGTTGGGGGTTGGGGTCGGGCATGGTGCATCCTCTGACTACTGCTTCGACTGCAACTCGCGTAGTTCCTTCTCCAGCGCATCCACCTGAATCCGAAGCTCTCGGGTCTGTGAATCGCACATCGTGGCTGTAGCCTGCATTTCCATGGAGATCGACTGCTCCCATGTCGCTCCGGCCAGGTTGTTGTTGGCGCTGTTCTTGCGGGCTGCCAGCTCGCGTTGCTTGGCTTCACAGCGCTGCAGGTGATTCCTCAAAGCGGCTTTGGCCTCGGCAACTCCACGGTTTTCAAGGAATGTGCGGCGCTGCCAGCTCTCGCCGAAAACACCTTCCTTGTTCATACTGGCGCGGGCTGGCGCCGCTGCGGAGGATGCCCCAGGACTGGAGGAGGTGACGTCGGAACCGAAGCCGCTTGCAGGCTTGACGTCTATTTTTCCGCCCCTGCCATCGGCGCACGGCGCGTCTTGGAACACTACCTTGCCATCAGGCCCGGTGCACTTGTTGACCGCCCAGGCGGGCGAGGCGGCGAGCAGTGTGGCCGCCATGATGATACGGATGGGCATGGGCTCCTTCGGGTTTACTGGGGTACGGGTGGGCGACCAATGCCTGGAGGGCATGGTCCGGTGTACTGCACGAGGTCAATGCCGTGGTGAGTGAGCTTTAAGCGCCACGTTTCATAGTCCTCGACGAGGGTCAACAGGCCACACTCCATCAGGTAATCCAGTTCCCGCCGCAACTCTCGCAGAGCGGTGATTGAATGCACCGTTTGAACCAGTGGAAGCAATGCTGCGTCCGTCATTTGCGCGGGACGCGCAGCATCTATGTGTTGAAGGCACAGCCAGCGAATTTGTTCGCGCCGCTTGCGCTCCTGAACGGCTGAAAGCACTTGCTCCATCAGTGGTTCTGCACAAAGTCCTGCCCGCGCGCAGTGAGGCGCCGCGCCAGCGCGGTCAAGACCCGATCCTGCTGTCCAATCTGCAAATCTGCATCGATCAGGCCATCCTCCTTGAGCAGGCGCACATGCTCGTTGAACACCGCCTGGTCAACGCCGTCAAGCTTGGTCACCGGAAGTGGGCCGGGGTTGTCGCGCATCGCCAGCAGAATGCGGCGAGTCAGGTCATCGACACGTTTCATTTGTTAATCCTCTAAGTTCCTGTTGAGAACACTTCAAGCCGCACGAAGTTCGGCCAGGTCGGCTGTCACCTGCTCCAGCCGCTGCTCTACGTCGTGCAGCCGTTTTTTGTTTTGAACCACCAGTTCGATTTCGCGCTGGTCGTTGTCTGGTAGCTGTCGCAGCAGCGTCAGTACCGTGCCTTCACGCGGGGTCTCGGTGGCCAATCTGCCCGGTATCGCACCCCTGTACATCTGGCCCTCACCGATCAGCAGCCAGTCCAGGCTCAATCCCTTCTCCGTAGCCAAATTTACGCATTCGTCGTAAGGAATGCGATCGCGTGCTCGCCAGCTCCCGAGCGTCTGGCGGTTGACCTTCATAGCGTCTGCCAAGGCGGAATCAGTGGTGGCACCAAAGACCGTCTGCAAACGTTCCATCACGTCGGCGGCTGTTGCATTACTCATTTTGCGAAAAAACCTCTTGCAATTACGCAAATTGAAGCGTACATTTATTCGTAATGAGTACATCGTAGCCGAAGGGGAACAAATGGAAAAGGCAAAGATTCGAGCGCGGCTGGTCGAGCGCGGCACCAGCTACCGCCAGTGGGCCATGGCCCACAACTACCAGCCGCGAACCGTCACGCAGGCCGTGAACCGGTGGGCGGGCAAGGCCGACCTGCCGCGCGGCAGGCTGACCTACAGCATCCTGCGCGACCTGTCGCTGTACATCGGCGACGAAGTGACGAAGGGGGTGCTGGCATGAATTCCGATCTCAAAACCGCTGCCCACGCCCAACGGGTCGATGAGATTGCCACGCACATCCTGGCGGCTGTCGAGGCCGTCGCACCCATCGCCTCGCCGGATGGCGACGCTGGAACCGAGGCGCTGCTGGCAGCTTTGATCCGCCGCGTTGGCCCCTTCAACTACGCAATGCGCCTCTCCGAATTCATTCCGAAATGAGGCGCGATATGAGCATCTTCAAATGTCAAACGATGGCACCACTGGCGTGGTGCGTGTGGGCTGGCACTACCCCCGCAGTGCCCCCGCCCATCACGCGGGTGCCCTACCCGCAGACGCCCGCCACCGCGTCCGCCTGGGTCAAGGCCCATGGCGTGGCCGTGGCCGAGCTGGCGCGCCACAACAACCTGCCCCGCCTGGTGCTGGTGGACCTGCTGCGCGGTCGCCTGCGCGGCCACCGGGGCCAGGCGCACCGCGCCGCCATCGTGCTGGGCCTCAAGGCCGAGCCCGGGCACCAGGGAGTTGCAGCATGCATGCCCCTGCACAGCCATGTGCCGCGCCAGAGCAAGCCACGGGGAGTGCACGCATGACCGAGAAGGCCCGCACCACCGACTACACCAACGAAGCGCAGCAGCGCCTCATCAAGCTGCTGTTCGCCCTGTTCGGCGACGTGGTCAACGGCTACCCGCCCGCCGCCCTGGCCAAGGCCCTGGACGCCTCTGCCAGCGTCATCACCCGCGACCTCGACAACCTGCGAACCGCAGGGGTGGCCGACCGCATCGAGGCCACCGGCCACTGGTGCCTGACGCCCCGCCTGCCACAGCAGGCCATCAAGGTCTTCAGCGCCATCGACACGGCCCAGCGCCGTGTGGACGAAGCCCGCAACCGATTCACCCGCAACCCTGATTGATCCACACCATGGCCCGCACCCCCAAGAAAACCGAAGTCATCGACCTGGAAGACACCACCATCGACACCGGAAAGGTTGGCAGCGCCATGGTGGCGATGCGCGACCAGGCCCAGCAGGAGCAGGCCGAACTGGCGGCGCTGGCCGAGCAAATTGGCTACGATGGCACGCTGACCGTGGGTGCGCTGGAGGATGAAATCCGCTTCTACCAGCGGCGCACGGTCGAGGCCATCATCGAAGTGGGCAGGCGACTGGTCATGCTCAAGAAGATGACGCCACACGGCGAATTCGAGCGGCGCGTGGAACTGCTGGGCTTTGCGGAACGCACGGCACGCCGCTTCATGCAGGCTGCTCAAAAAATACGCAAATCGGCCAATTTGGCCGTTTTGAGCACCCAGGTCAAAAACGCCAGCGTCTTCCTGGAGTTGGTCACCCACGACGACGATGCTGACCTGGATCGCCTGGCCGAGATGGACGACATCGACCGCATGAGTGCCAGCCAGGTGCGCGAAGCACTCCGCAAAGAGAAGCGCGAGAGCGAGCGCCAGAAGGCCGTCAATGAAGAGCTGAACGCCGAAGCCATCCAGCTCAAGCTCAAAGGCAAGGTGGTAGCCCACACCAGCTGGCCCGAGGCCCTGGTGCCCGTGGCCGACCAGGTGGCCGCAGCCGGGCGCAAGCTGGCCACCGCGCTGAGCGAGCTGGAGACCTGCCGTATCGCGATCTTCACGGCGGGCGAGCCGCTGGGCGATGCCGACCGCACCAGCTTCGAGGCCGCCCTGGGCCATGTGGCCGACGTGTACCAGGAGGCCCTGGCCCGGGCCGAGCGCGCGATCGAGCGCGAGCGCCTGACCTTTGACCAGACCCTGGGCGCCTTCGCCGAAGGCGGTGCGCAATGATGCCGCTGCCCACCGAGCTGCAATGCCTGGCACAGCGCATGCGCGCCACGGCGCAAGAGCTGGCCCGGGCGGCTGCATCGCTGCCTGACGTGTATGCCGCCGCCACCGGCTGGGAGATCGGCATGGCGGTGCCCCAGGGCGTCAACCTGGTGGCCATCGAGATGCTGGCGCAGGCCCGAACGCTGGAGTTCGACGCCCAGCGCCTGGAGTCTCTGGCCGATGCCGCCAACGATGACGACCGCATGGCCTACAGCCACACCATGGTGTTGGTGGACGCCTGCCGCATGGCCCGTGGCCGCAGTGTGGCCGCGCCGCCAGATGCGGACGGCCATGGGCTGCTGCTGGAGCTGGCCGGCACGGTGGAAGACGGCCTGGCCGACATCCAGCAGCTGCTGGCTGACCGCTTCCCTGGTGAAGCAATCCCCGGAGATTGACCCCATGCCCCCAGCCTTGCCCTTTGACACCCTGCAGGCACTGGTGGCGCTGCGCGACCAGTTGCGCGCCGCGCCAGCCAAGGGCGGCGAGCGTGGCCGCCTGGTGCAGGAATACGCCCGCCTGCACGGCTGCAAGCCCTCCACCGTGTACCGCTGGTTGCAAGAGCATGCGGGCTATGACGCGGGCCGCAAGCGCCGCAGCGACGCGGGCACCACGCGCCTGCCCACCGAGTCGCTGGAATTCGTGGCTGCCAGCATGCAGCAGAGCGTGAACGGCCACGGCAAATCCACCAAGCCCATCTGCGTTGCCATGAACATCGCCCACCAGAACGGCCTCACGGTAAACGTCGGCCCGGGCCGCGTGGCGGCGCTGCTGCGCGCCCAGCGCCTGGACGCCAAGACCCAGGCCAGTGCCCGCAACACCCAGCGCCTGCGCAGCCTGCACCCCAACCACGTGCACCAGATCGACCCTTCGCTGTGCCTGGTGTACTACATGGACGGCCAGCAGCGCGTCATGGACGCCAAGACCTTCAACAAGAACAAGCCCGCCAGCATGGACAAGGTGCGCTTGAAGGTGTGGCGCTACGTGCGGTATGACCATGCCAGCGGCAGCATCGACGTGCGCTACTTCGAGGCGGCGGGCGAGAACCAGGCCAGCCTGTTCGAGTTCCTGATGTGGACATGGGCGCGGCAGGATTCGCGCGTGTCCTGCGGGGTGCCCAAGTTCCTGCTGTGGGACAAGGGCAGCGCCATGACCAGTGCAGGCATCCGCCGCCTGCTGGACGCCCTGGGCGTGCAGCACGAAACCCACGCCGCAGGCCACGCCTGGGCCAAGGGCGGCGTGGAGAACGCCAACTGGATCGTGGAGCGGCACTTCGAGAGCCGCCTGCGCGACGAGCCCGTGGACACGGTGGAGCAGCTCAACGCCAGTGCTGCCGCCTGGGTGCGCGACTACGGCGCCAACGCCATGGCCCACATCGACAGCCGCATCCAGCGCGACGATGGCATCAAGCATGTGCGCGACGACTTGTTTGCCCTGATCGCCCATTACCCCGGCGCACTGGTGGAACTGCCCGAGCGCGATGCCTGCGCCTGGTTCATGCGCGGCAAGGACGAGACCCGCATCGTCAAGGGTGGTCATATCAGCTTTGCCCACCCCCAGACCGGCAAGAGCGAGCTGTACAGCCTGCAGCCCTGGGCCAAGGAATTCGCCAACGGCGAGAAGGTACGCGTCAGCCCCTTGCTGCTGGGTGATGGGCTGCTGCGCGTGGAAGTCGACCGTTACGGCCAGGCCCCGTTGCACGTGGACGTGGCGCCCGAGCGTGCATTCGACGCCTTTGGCCGCCCGCTCACCGCCGCCGTGCTGGGCGAGGAATACAAGAGCGCCCCGCACACCGCCGCGCAAGAGGCCGCCAAGAAGATCGCCCAGGCGGCCTATGGCACCGGCACCTCGTTGGACAAGGCCGAACAGCTCAAGTCCAAGAACGTGCGCCCGTTCCAGCATTTGAACGACGGTGCGGGCGTGGTGGCCCATACGTACCTGGGCAAGGGCGAACTGCCCACCCGCTTGCTGCCAGAGGCGCTGCCCATCAAGACGGCAGACCTGGCTGCACTGCGCAGCCAGCATGCGGTGGCCACGATCACCGTGTTCGAGGCCGCGCGCAAGCTGGTGAAGGAAGAGGGCCTGGTCATGACCGCTGAGCTGATCGCCACGCTCAAGAGCCTGCACCCCGATGGCACTGTGCCCGAAGACCAGATCAAGCCCCTGGCCGCCCGCCTCACGGTGCGCGCCGGCCTGCGTGTGGTGGGGGGTGCCCCATGAGCCGCACCCCCGCAAAGAAGTTGGCCCCGGCGTGCTTGCAACACGCCGAGGCCGCCCCCGAGAGCCCCAATGCCAACCCGGCAACCGAAACCCTGGAGGAATCGCCAATGTTACTGAAGAACGAAACCCTCACGCCGCAGGCGCGCAAGCACTTCGGCCTGGCACGAAGTCCGTTTGTGGATGACATCAACAGCCGGGCCGATGTGTTCGCCAGCCAGCACGGCCGCTATGTGCGCGCCGCCATGCTGGAGGCCGCCACCAGCCATGGCTTTGTCGCCATCATCGGCCAGAGCGGCAGCGGCAAGAGCACGCTGCGCGAAGACCTGGAAGAGCGCATCCGCGAAGAGCGCCGCCCCATCGTGCTCATCAAGCCCTATGTGCATGGCATGGAGCCCAGCCAGGCCAACGGCAAGCCCCTGCGCAGCGGCCACATCGCCGAGGCCATCGTGGACGCCCTGGCGCCCGGCGTGGCCCTCAAGAGCAGCCCCCAGGCCCGCTACAAGCAGGTGCACGAGCTGCTCAAGGCCAGCCGCGCCGCGGGCTACACCCACCTGCTGGTGATCGAGGAGGCCCACCGCCTGCCCATTGCCACCCTGAAGCACCTCAAGAACTTCATGGAGCTCAAAGACGGCCTGCGCCGCCTGCTGGGCGTGTGCCTCATCGGCCAGAACGAGCTGTTCAACATCCTGAGCGAGCGCAACCCCGAGGTGCGCGAGATCGTGCAGCGCTGCGAGCAGATCACCATGGAGCCGCTGGACAACGATGTGGAGAGCTACCTGCAGCTCAAGTTCGAGCGCGCCGGCGCCAAGCTGGCCGATGTGTTCGAGGCCGACGCCATGGATGCCATCCGCGCCCGCCTCATCCAGCAGGCCCACGGCCACCGCACCAACGAAGTGGTCAGCATCTGCTACCCCCAGGTGGTCAACAACCTGGTGTGCCGCGCGCTCAACGCCGCTGCCGCCGTGGGCTTCCCCAAGGTGGATGCCCAGGTGATTGGGGGGTGCTGAGCCATGCGCGCTTACCTCATCCTCATCACCATGGGCGACGGCTCGCAGGGCCAGCACAACGGCCTGTACGCCGACGGCTTCGACGCCGTGCTCTACGCCCTGGAGTCCTTCCCCGATGCCCGCCGCATCAGCGCCCGGAGGCTGTCATGACCCTCAAGAAAACGCACCGCCCCCGCAGCTGCGCCCGCCTGGGCGTATGCCAATCCCGCCCCGGCTGTGACGGCTGCGGCCAGCAAGACACCCACACGCTGCCGCCTGGCGGCTTCTTCTTCGCGCCTGGCACTGTGGAGGTGGAGGAAAGCCGCAAGACGGCCCGCACCGACACCCTCGGCCGCTGGCTGCTCACCGCCGCCGCCCTGGCCACGCTGGGTGTCGTGGTCGGCATGGCGGCTGAAGAACGAACCCAACAAGGAAGCCATGCTGAACGAGCCGGACGCGGTGCGCGGCATTGCCGGCATCACCATCGTGACGGGCGTCGAGGATTTCATCGTGACGCCTTTCGAGGCCCAGGCTGAGGTGCAGTGATGACAGTCACCACCTACATGCCCCGCGCCGACAGCCTGGCCGACAAGGTCTGCCAGTTCTTTATGCGCCTGCCCGACGAAGAGCTGCTGACCCGCGAGGTCGCCGAAAAGTGGGGCCTTGAGACCAAGAACGTGGGCAACAACCTGGCGCGCGCTGTTGAGGCCGAATACTTGGCCTTGGACGGCACGGTCTACAGCGCAGGCCCGTGTATCGCTCTGTTCAAGGCCGCGCTTGCCCACCAGCCGAAGTCGGCGGGCGGTGACTTGGAGGAAGCGCCGGAGCCGCGTCGGCATGCCACCACTCCCCGCGTAGATAAGCGCAATGGCCCGTTCTGGGTTGACATCAAGACGGTGCCGATCGACACGGATGTGCCCATGCCCGCGCGGGGGGGGCGTGCCCTCGACTGGACGCCGCTGTTCGACGGCCTGCAGGTGGGCTACTCCTTCGCGCTGCCCGCCGCCGCGAAGTCCGCCATCGGCACGGCCATAAAGGCCTACAAGGACGCCACGGGCAAGGTGTTGGCATGCCGCAAGGTGAACGGCGGCATTCGTGTGTGGAGGGTTGAGTGATGATCGCCATCCAGCTGAACGGCAAAACCCACCACACTCAGGGCAATCGAGCCGATGCAGTAGCCCTGCAGGGCTTGCTGGCGGATGCTGGTGCCGCTGGGAACGATTTGGAGGGGGCAAGAAGCCCGGCAAGTGGCCGGGGTGGTGTCAGCGCATGCCCGTCGGCCTCGGGGCGCTTGTTTGGCCCAGTTTCCGCGCCGCCGGATCTGCTGCACTTTGTGCGGGCGTATTCGGTGCGCGAGGCGGGTGCTGCGCTGGGCCTGGCAGTGGGCACGGTGTACCGGCTGCGCCAGGGTTACTGGCCTGGCGACCCACGCAAGATCGTGGACGCCTGGAGCCAGTACAAGGCCAGCCGCAGCCTGGAGGTGTCGAGCTGGTTCCTGCGCCGGGTGCGCGCAGCGGGCGTGGTGCGCCATGCTGGGCTGGACTACACCGCCCCCCGGCTGGAGGCTCGCACCGGGCAGCTGCTGGCCGTGGCGCGTGCGGCAGATGGTGGCCTGCTGGCGCAGACGCTGGAGCTGCCTGCCGAGCGCATGCCGCTGACGCCGGTGGCTGACATGCAGGGAGGTGCGGCATGACCGACGACTTCAACCCCTTTCGCGCTGTTGTCGAGATCATGGGTGCGCTGTTCGGCATCGCCGGGGCCTTTTTGCTCGCAATGCCCGCAGTGCCGGGCTGGGGCTTCGGCGGGTTCCTGGTCAGCAATGTCTGCTGGATCGTGTCCAGCTGGGGGCGGCAGAACTGGAGCCTGTTTGCGCAGCAGGTGGTGTTTCTGGTGGCCAGCGTCGTGGGCCTGTGGAACTGGTGGCTTGGGCCGCTGCTGCTGGGGTGACCATGGATCGCGATGGAGAAAAGCTGTGCCCGAAGTGTGGCGAGTGGTGGCCGGCGGACCGGGAGTTCTTCGCGCCCGCCTCGAAAAACAGCGACAAGCTGTATTTCTGCTGCCGCGCCTGCTATGTATCGCTGCCCTCTGTCTACCGCCGCAGGCATGCCGATGAGTGCGTCCCGACGCGCATCACCGACAACGTTGCGCCGCTGCTCACCCATCTCTTCATCGGAGGCCCGCTTTGAGCGCCAACCACACCGCCGCCATCCACGTCCTCAAGTCCAAGCTGCGCCTGACGGACGACGACTACCGCGTGCTGCTCAGGGGCCTGACCCTCAAGTCCTCTAGCCGTGACATGACGGACGCCGAGCGCCAGAAGGTGCGCGACCACCTGCAGGGCCTGGCCGAGCGCGCGGGCCTGGTGAGGCCCACGGCGCGCCGGCCCCTGCCTGCCACGCGCTTTGCCCAGGCCAAGGCCGCCGCCAGCCCGAAGGAGCGCAAGGTGTGGGCGCTGTGGCACCAGCTGGGGCGCGACGGCCTGGTGCGCGACACCAGCCCGCAGGCGCTGAATGCCTGGGTGCACCGCCAGGTGGGCGTGTCTGCCATGCAGTTCTGCACCGGCGCCCAGCTCGACACGCTGATCGAGGCCCTCAAGGCCTGGCAGGAAAGGGGTTGACCATGTTGGAATTCGATCGCAAAGACCTGACTGAGATGCGGCCCGAAGAACTGGCCCCGCTGGAGGCCCTGATGGCGCCCGAGTGGCCCGACACCTGGCGTGAGCTGGCCACCAGCCTGTTTGTCACCCTGCTGTCGGCGCCCGGGGCCGGCCAGGTGGCGCCCAGCGCGCTGGCCCAGCTTGCGGTGGTGCTCACCATGGGTATTGCGCAGGACATGGGCGGCACGCAGCCTTACATTGCAGTGGGCGCCGACGTCATGTCCAGCGCCCGCGTGCGCCGCGTGGTGGATCTGCTGGCCCAGCAGCTCAGCTACAAGCAGGTGGCCGACGCCACCTGCCTCACGGAATCCCGGGTGCGCCACATCGAACGCGCCTGGCGCCGTGAGCAGATCGCCGCACGCCAGGGCAGGCTACCGCTAGACTGACGACCACGCCCCCGAAGCGTTCCACCACCAGGCCCCGCCACAGCGATGTGTGCGGGGCCTTTTGCTTTCAATAAGTGGCGCGCGCCATTGGGCGTGCGGGCCTGCATCGCGCGACAGTGCAGCCCATGCCCACCGCAAAGCCCGCCACCAAACCCCAGCCGACGCTGCCCGCCAGCATCGAAGTATTCCGCGCCGGTCGTCACATGGACGACGCGGGTGTGGCGCACAGCTTTTCCGAGGCCGACCTGGACGGCATGGCCACCAGCTACAACCCGGCGCTGCGCGAAGCCCCGCTGACGGTCGGCCACCCCAAGGACAACCTGCCGGCCTATGGCTGGGTCAAGGCGGTGACCCGCACGCCAACCGGCGCGCTGTCCATCACGCCCCACCAGGTCGAGCCCCAGTTTGCCGAGATGGTCGAGGCCGGCCGCTTCAAGAAGCGCAGCGCCAGCTTTTACCCACCCCACGCACCCAACAACCCCACGCCGGGCAAGTGGTACTTGCGGCATGTGGCGTTCCTGGGTGCGCAGCCCCCCGCGATCGCTGGCCTCAAGGACATCCAGTTTTCTGAAGACGACGCAGGCGGCGCCGTCTCCTTTTCCGAATCCGTATCCGCCGAACCGTCAACACAGGAGCCCGACGACATGAGCAAAGAACTGCAAGCCCAGCTGGATGAGGCGAACGCCAAGCTGGCCACCGAGAAGGCGGCGCGTGAGAAGGCCGACGCCGATGCGGCTGCGGCCAAGAAGAAGGCCGACGACGCCGAAGCCAAGAGCGCCTCCTTTGCCGAGAAGGCCCGTGCTGACCGCAAGGCCGGCTTCGTGTCTTTCGCCGAAGCCCAGGTACAGACCGGCAAGCTGCTGCCCAAGGACAAGGACATGGCTGTGGCCACGCTCGAAGCCCTGGCCGACGCCCAACCCGTGGAGTTCTCCGAAGGCCAGGGTTCGGATGCCACCACCCGCAAGGTCAGCCCGGCGCAGTGGCTGCAAGACCTGATCGCCAACGCCCCCGCTTCCGTCAGCTTCGGCGAGTTCGCGCCCGCTGGCGGCGCCCAGGTCCAGGCCGGCGCCGCCAAGGGCAAGTCGGACGCCGAGATCGACAAGGCCGCCACGGCCTACATGCGCCAGCACAAGGTGGACTACGCCGAAGCGCTGGGTGCTGTGACAGCCAGCTTCTCCAGCTGATCCGCCCCTTTATCCACCCCACCAGGAACTGACCACCATGGCCATGACCGCTGCCGAAATCCGGCTCAAGCAAAACCCCATCCTGACCAAGCTGCTGCTCGGCCTGGGCCAGGGCACCTACGTTGCTGAAAAGCTCTTCCCCCGCTTGCCTCAAGCCCTGTCCAGCGTCACGCTGGCGCAGCTGGGCGACGAACGCCTGCGCCGCTACAACCTGCGCCGCGCGCCGGGCGCGCCCACCAAGCGCATCAACATCAAGTACGACGGCAAGACCTATGCGGTCGACCAGTACTCTGTGGAAGTGCCGCTGCCGCGTGAGCTGCTGCGCGAGGCAGACCAGAGCCGCGCGCTCAACGTGGGCAACTACCTGGACATCAGCCGCATCGCCATGGCCACCGCCAATGACGTGCTGGGGCTGGACTATGAGATCGAAGTGGCAAGCCTGGCCACCACGGCGGGCACCTACGCGGCAGGCCACGTGCTGGCCCTGGCAGGCGCTACGAAGTGGAGTGCCGTCACGGGCACCCCGGTGACCGACATCAACGCTGCGGCGGACGTGATCCGCAAGAAGATCGGCAAGCGCCCCAACCGCCTCACCCTGAGTGCCGATGCATTCAGTGCACTGCGTACCAATGCCGAGGTGAAGGGCTACCTGCCTAGCACCAACCTCGGCCCGGCCACTATCGACCAGCTCAAGACCATCTTGAACGTGGCCGAGATCGTGGTGGGCGACGCGGTGTGGATCGACGAGACCGACACCGGCCGCGACGTGTGGGGCAACAACGCCATCCTGGCCTATGTGCCCACCATTGGTGGCGGTGGCAGCGCCGACATCAGCCTGGCCGAACCTGGCTTCGGCTTCACCAATGTGCTGGAAGGCCACCCCTTCAGCGAAACGCCGTACTTCGACAACGGCAGCAAGAGCTGGGTCTATGGCGCCACCTACGAGCGCCGCCCCAACGTGGCCTACAACACCGCTGCCTTCCTGTTCACCAACCCGAAATAACACCCTGAAGCGAGCTGGCCGCAAGGCCTGGTTGAGCAGAACCCCCGGGGGCCTCCGTGCCTCCGGGCCTTCACCAAACACCACCACCCGAGGAAGCACATGAGCAAAACCCTGATCGCCCTGGTCGCCACCGCCGTCATGGTCGATGGCGTGCGCACCATCATCCAGCCCGGCGAAAAACTCCCCGAGCTGAGCCCGCACGATGCACGCGAGCTGCAGCAGTCCGGCGCGGCCGAGAACCCGGCTGACACCGCCGCCCTGGCCAAGGCCGATGCGCGCGCCCAAGCCGCTGCCGCACAAGAGTTTGAAGACGCCCGCCAGCGTGCGTTGCAGTCGCAGGCATCTACCGCAGCCACCGAGGCAGAGGCCGACACCGACGCCGCCAAGGCCCCCACCAAAACCACGGCGAAGAAGTAAGCGCTGCACCCGCCAGCACCCGTAACCACTGGAGCACAACATGCCCTCTCAGAACAACACCGGTCGCCAGTTCGACAAGACGCACGCCGTGACCATCGTGGCCACGGCCGCGCTGGCGGCCTGCCGCTTCGCAGCCTATGACGGTGGCTACCCCACCATCGCGGGCGGCGCCAAGGACGTCCAGGGCGTCACCGAGAACGCCGCCGAAATCGGCGATGCCGTCAGCCTGACCACCGGCTACAGCGCCCTGGTCGAAGCTGGCGAAGCCATCGCCTTCGGCGTCCTGGTCAAGACCGACGCCACCGGCCGCGCCGTCGCCGGCACCGCGGCTGACCATTGCGGCCGCGCGCTGGGCGCCAGCACCGCCGCTGGCCAGCTGATCGAAGTCCAGCTCTACAAGCACGTTCACGCTTGATAGGCAGTAGCCCACCGCCATGCACTACGCCACCGTCCAGGACATGATCGACCGCTTCGGCGAGCGGGAGCTGATCCAGCTCACCGACCCCGAGATCGTCGCCGTGCAGGCCGCCCGTGCCGAGCGCGCCCTGGGCGACGCCCAGGCCCTGGTGGACAGCTACGTGGGCCGGGTGTACCGCCTGCCCCTGGCCGGCTGTGCCAAGCCTGCGCCGGTGCCTGGTGACCCGGGTGCCGTGCAGATGGTGCCGCCGACCCAGCTCACCCGTGTGACCTGTGACCTGGCGCGCTACTACCTATACGACGACATCGCCCCAGAGCATGAGGTGTACCTCCGCTACAAAGCCGCCGAGCGCGAACTGCTGCAGATCGCCGAAGGCAAGGCCGTGCTGACCTGCTCGTGGGGCGGCGTGCCGGGCCTGCTGGTCGCGGGCGATGCCCCCGGCGATGCCGAGGTGCTGTACGGGTTCAGCGCGCGCCAGATCACCGACGACAGCACCCGGGGCTACGCATGAGTACCCAGGGGCTGACCGTTGACCAGGCCAACAATTTCTTGGCGCTGGAGCCCTACCTGGTGGCGCTGCTGCGCCAGGCCGTGGCGGGGCTGAGCCCTGCCGTGCATGTCTTCACCGCCGCCGACCTGGCCGATGTGAAGCAGGGTACCCAGAAGACGCCCGCCGTGCACCTGGTGTATGGCGGCTACCGCATCAGCGGCGACAACGGCACCAGCTGGGAGCTGGAGCACACCTGGCTGGCCGTGGTGGCAGTGCGCAACGTGGCCGAGGTCCGCAGCGGCAAGGCCGCACGCCAGGACGCTGGGCTGCTGGTGTCCCGGGTGATGTTCGCCCTGGCCGGCGCCCGCGTCACGGGTGCCGTGCGGCCCTTGGCCCTGATCTCACCGCCGTCTGCTGGCTACTCCGGTGGCCACCAGTACATCCCCTCGGCCTTCAAGGCCACAACTGTGTTTCGCAAACCGCAATAGCAATAGGAGCGCCCATGTCTTCCACCCAAGTTATCTCCAAGGTCTACCGTCCCTCCATGAATGTGGGCCAGCTGTATGCCCGGCCCTACGGTTCTGTCGCCGCACCCATGCCCGTAGGCAACGTGCTGGAGCTGAGCCTGGACACCACCGAAGACGTGGAAACCCAGCCCAACATGACGGTGTTGGGTGGCGGTGTGTATGCCGAGGTTCGCCGCGTCAAGGACGTGAAAATCAAGATCAAGCTGGCCGACCTGAGCGTCATCAACCTGGCCCGCAGCACCCTGGGCACCGTGGCCGGGGTGGAGGCAGGCGTCGTGGCCGACGAGCCGCGCACCGCCACTCTGGGTGGCCTGATCCGCCTGACGCACCTTGCCCCCACGGGGTTGACCCTGAAGAAGGGCGCAACCCTTGCCGGCGCTACGCCTGTGGCCGCCGCTGGCAACTTTGAAGTGCGACCCGAGGGCATCTACGTGCTGCCCAATGCTGTGGATTTGACCGGCTCCGACCTGCTGTGGGCAAGCTACAGCTATGGCGACTACGCCGTGGTCGAAGCCCTGACCACCAAGGCCACCGAGCTGGAGCTGACCTTTGGCGGCCTGAACGAAGCCGATGGCGGCAACGCGGTGCTGGTCGAAATCTGGCGCGCCAGCCAGGGCATCACCAAGAGCCTGGCACTGCTGGCGTCCAAGGGCCTTGGCTCGCTGGACGTGGAAGGCACTGTGCAGATGGACCCGACCAAGACCGGCGTGGGCATCAGCAAGTACTACCGCACCTCCATGGTTTAAACCTGGCACAGGAATCCTTGTGCCATGGTGAAACCCGTTGAAATCCTCATCAAGGCCAAGGAAGAAGCGAGCGGCGTATTTGACTCGCTGAAATCGAAGGTCGCGGCGGTCGGCGTGGCCATCGCGGGCTACTTCGGCATCCGCGCCTTCGGGGGCGTCATCAACGACGCGGCCGACCTCGAAGCGGCCATGTCCCGCGTGCAGGCTGCTACAGACGCCACGACCGAGGAAATGGTGGCGCTGCGCAAGGCCGCAGACGATGCGGGCGCCAACACCAAATACACCAGCGTACAGGCCGCTGGTGCCCTGGAGAATCTGGCCAAGGCGGGCCTGAGCGCAAAAGACTCCATTGCGGCCCTGCCGGCCGTGCTGGCGCTGGCCCAGGCTGGTGATATCGACCTGGGCCGGTCCAGCGAGTATGTGACCAAAGCCGTCATGGGCATGGGCCTGGCGTTCACCGACGCCGGCCGGGTGGCCGACGTGCTGGCCAAGGGCGCGAACGCCTCCAACACAAGCGTGGAGGGCCTGGCTCAGGCCCTGTCGTATGCCGCACCGGTGGCCCACAGCCTGGGCCTGTCGCTGGAAACGACTGTTGCCATCATCGGCAAGTTTGCCGACGCTGGTATTGACGCCAGCCGGGCCGGTACCGCGCTCAACAGCATCCTGAGCCAGTTCAGCGACCCTGCCAGCAAGTTCCGGGAAGAGCTGGGCAACGCCGGCATCACCACCAATAACTTCGAGACGGCCCTGCGCCAGCTGGCGGCTGCTGGCCCGCGCGGCCAGAAGGCCATCCTGGCCGTGGGCCAGGAAGCCGGCCCAGCCCTGCGTGCGCTGCTGGGCCAGGGCATCGGCGCGCTGGACGATCTGAAGAAGAAGCTGGACGACTCGGCCGGCAGCGCCGCCGCCACCGGCGCGGTGATGGAGAACAACCTGAAGGGCTCGCTGAACGGGCTCTCCAGTGCATGGGACACGGTCAAGACCACCCTGGGCACACCCGTGTTGCCCGTGCTGCGCCAAGGGGTGGACCAACTGGCGGGCGCGCTGCGCACCGCAGTCACCGACGGCACCATCGGCAAGTTCGGCGACGCCATCGCCACCGCGTTCAGCTCGGGCATCAAGTGGGCGCGCGACTTCCTGTCGGCCATCGACTTCAACAAGCTGGGCGCAGACCTGCGCGCCTTTGCCGACCGCTCGGGCGAAGTGTTCAAGGAAGTGGGCGAATACGCCACGGCCGCAGGCGCTACCGCGCAAACAGCCTATGGCGTCATGTCGGCAGGCGCCAACGGCGTGCTGGCTGTGATTTACAAGATCGGCGAGGTGTTCGCCGACATGGCGAGCGAGATTCAGGGCGGCGTGGCCAACATCCTGGACGGCCTGGCAAAGATCACCTTCGGGGGCGTCAGCGCCAGTTTCAAGGCCGCTGCCGATGACATGCGGCTCTCGGCCGAGGCCACCCTTGCAGCAGGCCAGGCGCTGGGCGAGAAGTCCGCCGAAGCCCTCGGCCGCATGGCCGAGGGAGCGCAGACGGCCCGCGCCGGGTGGGCTGCACTGACCAAGGCGGTGGAAGACGGCAAGCCTGCCGCAGACGCATCATCCGCCGCCATCGCGCAGATGGCCGCGCAGATCGAGGCCGCTGGGCAGAAGACCACCGAGGCGGCCAAGGCCACGGATGCCGCCCGCAAAGCCACCGATGACAAACGGACGGCGGACACGGCGGCAGCGGCGGCTGTCCAGCAGCTGCGGGATGAGTACACCCAATTGGTGGCCGGGGGCAGCATCCAGGCGGCAGCTGAGAAGCTGCAGCAGATCAACAAGGCATTGCAGGGCACTCCCCCCGCCGCGAAAGACGCTGCCAAGGCGGCGGAAGAAGCCGCGCTCAAAGTGATCACGGCATACAGTCAGCTGGGTATCACCAGCCAGGCCGAGCTCAAGCAATTGGCCGCCAACGCCAAAGCCAACTTTGAGACGATCAAAGCCAGCGGCACCGCCAGCGCGATGGACATTCAAAACGCCTTCACGGTGATGGCCCAGAAAGCTTTGGATGCCGCAGGACCCGTGGGCAGCGTGGGGCGACAGCTGGCGCAATCTGCGCTGGAGGCGCAGGCGGCAGCGAACGGTCTGGCCGTCACGTTCGACGAGACGGGCAAGGTCATCGTCAGCGCCATGAATGCAGGGGCAGCCGCCACCGGCAACCTCAAAACCGGCGTGGACAACGTCAACACCAGCCTGCGCACGCAGATTGACCTGCGCAACAAGCTCAACACCATGCGCACCGGGTCTGCACCCGCCGCGCCCCCGCCGCCAAAGACCAGCGATGGCTTTGAGACCAACAAGGACGGTAGTGCGAAGGGGACTTTCACCAACAACCTGGACGTGTCCGCCGCGTTCGACCTGGTCAACAAGGCCAAGGCCAACCGGCTCACCGCTGCCGACCTGGCAGAAGCGAAAGCCGCCTTTGAGCAGGCCCAAGGTGCTTACGACTACATGGAAAAGATGGGCCGGTTTAACCCGGGCGGGCAATCGCATGAGTTTGTGCAATCAACCACGGCGCTGTACAACGGCGCTAGGTCTGCATACGAAAAAGTGCAGGCCATGGTGGACGCAGAAACCAAGGCGGCGGCAAAAGCCGCTGCGGCCGAGGCCAAAAAGGCCGCCGCAGACCAGGCCAAAAAGGCCGCCGCAGACCAGGCCAAGGCGGGTGCGGAGTCTTCTGCGCGCACATCGGAGTTGAGTGGGCAAGACGCTGAAACTGCCCGCAAATCAAGTCAGTCAAGCGCCAGCACCAGTTACACGGTCAACATCACGCTCAATGGCCGGTCCTCCACCATCAAGACCGCCACCGCCGCCGACGCCGCCGACCTCAAAGACCTGCTGCAGCAGCTGGCCGACGCAGCATCCAGGAGCTGACATGTCCATCACCCTGACCCACGCCGGCACCACGCTGGCGCTGTCCGACCGCCTGGCCTGGACCGATGAATTCGCCTGGAGCCCTGTGGAGCAGTCCACTGAGTACTCCACCACGGGGGCGCTGATGGTGCACGTGGCCACCAAGCAGGCCGGCCGGCCGATCACGCTGGAAGGCAAGGAGACCGCCACCTGGATCTCGCGCGCCACGTGCGTGGCCCTGGAGGCCTGGGTCAAGTTGCCCGGTGCCGAGTTCGAGCTGGTGCTGCGCGGCGTGCCGCGTGTCGTGATGTTCGACCAGGCGCGCACTGGCTTCGACGCCACGCCGCTGTGGCGCATCGCCGACGGCGAAGAGACGCCCGAGCAGATCTTCCTCCCCACTTTCCGATTCTTGGAGCTTTGACCCATGGCCATTCAATCAGGCGACATCAAGCTGCTGGCCAGCAAGGTGATGGACGACGTGCCCGAGGGCGGCGGCGGTCCCACCAGCATCGTTATCCCAGACGGTGCCAGTAATAGCATCTTCCGTGACACCTCGGAAGCCGATCGCACCTTTGGTGCCGTCCACATGCGCCAGGTGCACCCCAGCATCGTGACGCCCGACACCGAGGCCTACGACGGCGCCAACATGATCGTGGCCCGTCCACCGCGAGATCCACGTGTGTCTGTGGCGCTCTTCTACACAGGGGAATCGTTCGATACCCGCGCGCAGGCGCAAGCCCGCCTGGAGGCGTACCAGTACCAGGGCGCGGCCTATGCTGGCATCTTGATGGGCAACCATATCCAGGGCATGAGCAACCTGACGCTGTACCAGCGTTCGACCACCACGCCCGTGTATGGCGAGACGCTGGTGCTGATCAAGCGCGAAGGCCAGCCCGATGAGGTGATCCAGTACGTGCGGGTGACCGACGTGTCGGTGGTGCAGCGCACCTTTGAAGATGCCAGCGGCGAGTTTCAGCGCTACCAGGTCACGCTCAGCCTGGCCGAGCCGCTGCGCAGCGACTTCCCCGGCTTCGACGTCCAGCGGTACGACTTCACCAGCGCGGACCTGAGCTTCAAAACCCGCGTGGCCACCACGATCGTGGCCAATGCCGCGAAGTACTACGGCGTGCAGCCCCTGCAGATCGCCGCCGCCCTGGGTTCATTCACCGTCAAGGCCCAATCGGCATATGCCCAGCTGGTGCCCAGCAGCCAGATTGAAGTGCCGATCGCTGACGCACGCAGCAACCAGCAATCCGCTGGCCTGGTGCCTGCCGGTGGCGTGGTTACCCACACCTCGGGCGCGGCATTCGGCCCGACTTCGGCGCTGTTCATCGGTGGCGCCATCCTCCCTGGCAGCTTGTCCCTGGTCCGCTCGGGTGTGAGCCTGCAGGACAGCGAGGGCAAGCTGCTCAACGGCGGCGTGGAAGTGGGCTCGGTGGACTACGAAAACGGTATTTGCACGCTGTTCGTCGCTGTCTTTGGTGCGGATGTGTCGCCCCTGGTGGCCACCTATGTTCCTGCGGCCGTGCCCGCTGCCGTGTCCAGGTCCAAGGGCTTTGCCGTCACGGCGGCCAATCGCACGTTGGCCTATGCGCGCACCCTGGACGTGGTGCCCACCCACGGCTCCCTGCAGATCAGCTACATGGCGGGCGGGCGCTGGTACACCCTGCGTGACAAGGGCACCGGGGAGCTGCGCGGCGCAGATACGGCGATGGGTTCGGGCATGCTCAACCGCAACACCGGCACCGTGGCATTCACCCTGGGTGCATTGCCCGACGTGGGCAGCGCCATCATCTGGCAGTGGGTGGAGCCCGTCGCGGCCAAAGACAACGAGCTGCTGCAGCTCGACAACAACGGCAAGTTGTACTGGCCGATCAACTCGGCCGGCGTGGTGTCGGTCGAGGCGGGCGGCACGGCCTGGATGCCTGGAACACTGACTTTCACGTGGACTGTTGGCGCCATTACGCACACCGCTACCGACGATGGCAACGGCGGCATCATCGGTGAGGCCACCGGCACCGTGTACTACGCCCGGGGCGTGGCGAAGTTGTCGCCCAACGTGCTGCCGCCCAAGGGCACCACGGTGCACGTCACGGTCAATTCGGTAGTCAAGTCCGCCAGCACCCCCACGCTCACGCCTGCAGGCGCGGCACTGGTGGGCAACATTGGTGCGACAGACATCGTGCCAGGCACGGTGCAGCTCACGGTGCAGGGGCAGCTGAATTTCCAGTACTCCGGTACCGGCGGTGGTCCGATGTGGCTCCCCTGGGGCGGATCACGCGGCTTTGTGCTGCAAGACAACGGCAGCGGCGGGCTGCGGTTGATGCTGGGAGCCACCACGCTGGCATTCGGGACGATCAACTACGCCACCGGGGCGTTTTCGATCACGGCGAGCACGCCGATCAGCGGCGCCCAGGCGACGCCCATGGTGGGTTTTGACAACCCCTACATCTACTCGCCATCCGAATTCCCCCTCTACCTCGGAGCTTAACGATGACCACCAACGTTCGTCTAACGCCTACTTTCAGCCCTATCCGGCCGGTGCCACTGAGCGAGGTGCTGCACCAGCTAACCTTTGCCTTGGACTTCTCAGGCGCTGGCTCTGTGGCGGCCAGCTTCTCTGCAGCGGCGCCCGTGGCCGCGCCCGTGTCGGCCGACATGGACACCCTGCAGGCCCGCGTCGACCTGGCCAACAACTATGTCCTGTCTGGCGTGAGCTTCGAGGTGTCCGGCGAGCGCCATGTGATGAAGGCCAACGGGGATCTGCAGAAGGGGCTTTCGCCCACGACGGGCAGCGGCACCAAGGTGGGCGAGGTCTTCCCATCGCTGGGCAGTCTCATGCTTTCGCAATGGCAGCCAGGCGCAGCGCCCACCATCGACCACTGGCGCGGCGTGGCTGGTGCCCCCGTGGGTGGTCTGGAGACGCCATTCGTGTCCCTGGGTGTGACCTTCCGTATTGCCACGGCACCTGTGCGGGCGGGCAGCTTCTCCATCCTGGGTGTCCTGCAGGATGGAACCACCTTCAACGTCGGCGCAGATGCGTCGGGCTTCATCAGCACGACCCGCATCAAGGGTGTGGTGAACTACAACACCGGCGTGGTGAACGTTTTCGCGGTGACCCCTACGGCACCGCCAGGCACACCGATGCTGGATCTGTCTTTCCTGGGTATCCCAGGCGTGGGCGAGGTCTATATCGACCTGCTGCGCGAGGATTCGCTGCGCTACAACGCCACCAGCTACACGTATCTGCCGATGGATGCCGAGCTGACCGGCGTCGATGGCGTGCGCCTGCCCAGCGACGGCCGCGTGCCTATCTACCTCAAGGGCGAGGCGGTGGTGGTGTGGCATGCGAAGGAATCCGACGAGTTCGTGGCCTCGAACGGCATGGTTTTTGACTGTGCCCGCACCCGGCTTTCCCGGGCACGGGTGCGGGATGCCGATCGCAAGGTGCTGCACTCCGGCTACGAAGTGGATCTGGAAGCCGGCAAGCTGAATTTCGTCGATGTATCGAGCTGGGCCCAGCCAGTGACCGTCGAAGACCGCATTGAAGACATGCGGGTGATGCGCGACGTGCAGATCACGGGTGAGCTGACTTTCACCACGCCGCTGTCGCACGCCTATCCCTTGGGCTCCTATGTGTCGAGCGCCTTGATGCTGGGTAACCTGCGCGCTCGGGTGTCACTCAAGTTCGACCAGGCCAGCTGGAACGGCACCACCTGGCTGGATGTGCTCGAAGGCGATGCGGCTGTAGGAACCTACGACGACACGACCGCGCCCATCGTAGTGACCAATGCCGGCGCAGCCAACATGCGCTGGGCCATCCATTTTCAGAGCAACAACACCAGCTTTCGGGTGGTGGGTGAGCACGTGGGCGTGATTGCGACCGGCTCAATTGGCGAGGACTGCGCGCCAGTCAACCCAGTCACCGGACAGCCGTACTTTTTGCTGCCTGCTTTGGGTTGGGGTTCTGGTTGGGCGGCAGGAAACGTCTTCCGCTTCAACACCGTGGCCGCGCAGCGCGGCGTGTGGGTTGCGCGCACAACCCAACAAGGCCCCGAGACCTATGTCGATGACGACTTCGAGCTGCTCATCCGTGGCGACGTCAACCGCCCCTGAACCAAGGAAACACCATGCCCGCTACCAGCGTTAAATATTTTGATTGGACGATGATCGGTGCGCCGATCCTCAATGCCGGCGCCAGCTCCGGCCTGGGCGTTCTGGACGCCTGCCTGGCTGACGGGTTTGGCCTGCAGTCGGCCACCTCGGTGGTGGTCTCGGGCGGCGTGGCCACCGCCACGTTTGCCACGACACCCTCCAACCGGCGCGGCACCGTGGCCCTGGTCGCGGGCGCCACACCCGCCGTGCTCAATGGCGAGCAGCGTGTGACCGCCTCCGGGGCCAATACGATCTCTTGGGCCACCACGGCGCCCGATGGCGCGGCCACTGGCACTATCACCGTGAAGGTGGCGCCGCTGGGCTGGGCGAAGGCCTTCACGGGCACCAACCTGCGCTGCTACAGGAGTACCGACCCGGCTGGCACTGGGTGCTATCTACGCGTGTCCGACCCGGCTGGGGACACGATGCGGCTGACTGCCTACACCGCCATGACCGCCGTCAGCACGGGCACCGGCCCATTCCCCACCGCCGCCCAGGTGTCTGGTGGTGTGGGTTGGGGCAAGACCTATGTGGCGGTTGTTGGCAGCGACCCGCGCCCGTGGTACGTCGTGGGTGATGAACGGTCTTTCTATTTTTGCAACGTGCCGAATTTCTCGGGCGCGATGTTCTTCGGTGACATCCTGCCCAATAAATCCGGCGATGCCTATGCTTGTTTTTTGACAGGCGCCACATCGGGAGCGGGCCCTCAGTACACAGCGCTCAACATGGATGGCACTGTTCTGCTGGGTGACGGTCAACATGGATGGCTGGCGCGCAGCGATACCGGTTTGGGTACTTCTCGCCCAGGTGGCAAGTTGCACGGAGCTTCGCTAACGTCAGCAGTATGGGCGGGCTCGTCTCAATGGGCGGCGGTCTACCCGAACCGCGCTGACCACAGCTTGCGCACCTCCCCCATGGTTGTCTATTCGGACGCGTGTTACCGGGGGCGCTTACCTGGGTTGCATCTACCTGCGATGGATTGCGCTGGATACTTCACGCGCGGTGATGTGATCCCCGGCACAGATGATTTGGCTGGTCGGGAGCTGTGGGCGTACCGCCACGATGGAGCCAATAATCAGGACATCCAGGCGACCGTTTTCTTTGACATCACCGGGCCGTGGAGATAAGCCGTGGCGGCGCACAAATACTGGCGCCTTTATGTGGGCGCGAACACCGGCGGCACCAACCGCTATGTGCTGGGGGATGTCGAGCTGCGTGTCAATTCGGCGGGTGCGAACCTGGCCACAGTGGCCAACGGTTCGACCTCCGCATCGGCAGATGAGAACGGGCTCAATGGAGCCCGGGCCTTTGACGGGGCCATTGTCACTGGCACCAGTACCTGGGCGGGCGGTGCGGGTGACCCCACTCCCGCGTGGGCCTGGGTCGGCTTTGCTTTCACTGTGGGGCGTGACATCGGCCGTGTGAGCGTACGCAACAGCTCGGCGGCTGGAGATGCGGCTTTTCGGCCTACCTTGGCGGTGCTGAAGTACAGCGACGATGGGTTCCGCTGGGTGCCCTGGATCAACCTGGGCACGCTGCCCACCACCAACAGTACAACTACGGCTGTGGACTACTCGGCCGCGCCGGCCGAGACGTCCACCAAAGGTCTGCAGCTTGATGTGGCTCTGCGCGCGGTGGCGCCGTCCGGCGTGATGGGGGCAACGCTACTGCTTGCACCGCTGCAGCTGGCCCGTGATGTCGAGTTTGGTGGGGTTGGCTTTATCGAAGGCCACACGCTGGAGCAAATTAACGAAACTACCCAGGTGCCCGTGGCGCGCAAAGTGCGCCTGCACCGCGACCGCGACGGTCTGCTGGCCCGCGAGACATGGAGCCGCGCCAGTGATGGGTATTTCCGCTTCCCGTACCTTGACATGGATGTGACCTACACCGGGCTGACCTACGACCATTCGGGGAACTTCCGTGCAGTGGTGGCTGACCGTGTGGCACCGGAGCTGATGCCATGAGTCTGGACCTGGAAATCAGCCCGGCCGTGCGCCTGGCGCGCACCGAGGCCACGCTGGCCACCATGGATGCCGGCCTGGCGCACTGCCGCCTGTACGTCTATGGCACCTTGTGGCCAGGCTTCGCGGAGCCCGCTGGCGGCCCGTCGCTGGTGATGATCGAGCTGGCCAAGCCCAGCGGCACCATTGACGTGGACGGCTGGATCATGCTCGCGGCCGCTGCGCCGGACGGCTCCATGATCGACCTGGACGGTGAGGCCCGCTGGGCGCGCCTGGTCGCCGGCGACGGCACCATCGTGTTCGACTCGGCCGTATCCGACGCCCTGGGCATCGCCCGCATCAAACTGAGCCGCACCACCCTCTACGCGGGCGGGTATGTGCGCCTGCTGCCCAGCCGCATCCGGTAGCCCATGCTGGATCTCGTCTTCCGCCGCCCGGCCAGTACGGGCCAGCCCGTTGAGCTGGTGTTTGGTGGAGACGTGGGCACACCCAGCACTGACGTATCGCTGCTGGTCGACGTCGAGCTGCCCGGCCTTGAGCTGGAGATCTTCGCGGCGGAAACCGCCACGGCCAGCATGGAGATTGACCTGGGCGGGCTGGAGATCGAGCTGGCGGGCGTGTACGACTCGCGCACCGACCGGCCCATGGTGGGGCACACCGCCAGCGCCTGGCAGGTAGGCCAGCGCCGCCAGGCCAGTATGGGCGAAGACTGGAACACGTCACTTCGCATGCCGGCCTACGTCGAGTCGGGCTGGTCGACAGCGCTGCCCGTGCGTACAGAGGTGGAGCTGCAGATCCAGGATGGCGCCCGCCTGCAGGTGGAACGCGCCAGCGGCTGGGAGGTGGCCGATCGGCTCCATGCTGGCCCTTACCGCATTCGCTCTCAGGACACCCTGCGCAATGTGCGGCCGCTGATTGGCAGCGGTTGGCAGACCGGCGTGCCAAAGCGCGCTGGCCTGGTGATCCGCACCAAGGACGGTTTGCGCGATCGCCGCGCCAGCCTGGACAGCGCCTGGCAGACCGGCATGGCGCACCATGTGCACGTGCAGCACCACATGGGCAAGGGCCAGCCCCTGCAGGCGGGTTTCGAGAGTGGTCACCAGATCGCCATGCGGCCGCCGATCGGGCAGTACAAGCCCACGGTGCCGCCGCTGGAGAACCCGTGCTACGTGCCGCCGCCCGGGCGCCAGGTCGACCTGGTGTTCAAGACCCCATGGAGCGCCGGCACCGAGCTGGTGTTTGTTTGTGAGTGCACCGGGCCGGGGCCAGACCCCGAACCCGAGGCAGAGATTGTTATTCCGGTTCGGAGGTACTACGTGGTCGCTAATGAAGTTGTTTTACGCCGCGTCGACGGCAATATCGAGCTGCTCGCATATGCGTTCACGCTGTCGATCGACGCCGACAGCTGGACCTGGTCCTGGTCGGCCACCCTGCGCCGGGATGCGCTCCCGTACCTGGAGCCCGACAGCACCGGGCCGGTGGAGCTGGAGGCTGTGATCAACGGTGTGCCGTACCGTCTGATGGTCGAGAAGATCGGGCGGGATTCTCAGTTCGGCTCGGTGCGCATCCGCGTCAGCGGTCGGGGCCTGGCCGCTGTCCTCGCCGCCCCGCATGCGCCCACGCTGAACTTTGGCAACACGGCCCCCCGCACCGGTCAGCAGCTCATGGCCGACGTGCTCACGATCAACGGGGTATCCATCGGCTGGGAAGTGGACTGGGGCCTGGTGGACTGGTCGGTGCCGGCCGGGGCCTGGGCGATGCAGGGCAGCTATATCGACGCGATCGCGGACATAGCGGGCGCTGTCGGCGGCTATGTGCAGCCCCATGCCACCGCCAAGACGCTGCGTATCCTGCCCCGCTATCCCTATGTGCCCTGGGAGTGGGATGTGATCGCGCCCCATGTAGAGCTGCCTGCGGCCGCCGCGTCGGTGGAGTCCGTCGAATGGGTCGATATGCCGCCTTACAACGGGGTGTTTGTGGGTGGCATCAGCAAGGGCGTGCACGGGCCTTTCAAGCGCACCGGCACTGCTGGCGACGTGCTCGCACCCGCTGTCAACCATGCCCTGATCACCCATGCCAACGCCCATCGCCAGCGTGGCATCGCGGAGATCAGCAATGCCGGTCGCCAGGCGCACTATGAGATCAAAACCCAAGTTCACCCTAGCACCGGCCTGATCTTGCCCGGGCACTTCGTTCGCTACGTCAGCGACACCACGGTAACGGGCATCGTGCGCAGCACCAGGCTGGATTGGTCCCATCCAGTCATGCGCCAAACCATCGGAGTTGAGACCCATGTCATTGCGTAACCCCTACCGTGCTTTCCTGGACCTGATGCCCAAGCGGCCGCTGCAGGTCGGCACTGTCTCAGCCGTCGCCGGCGGCGTGGCCACCATCACGCTACCAGGCGGCGGCGTGCTGCAGGCCCGGGGCCAGGCGACCGCTGGCCAGCGGGTGTTTGTGCGGGATGGGGTGATCGAGGGCGAAGCGCCCGCCCTGACCTATGTGGAGGGTGAGGCATGA